GAAATGTATTAGCCATTTGTTTTTCCTATATTATCCTAATGCTATTGCCAGTGCTGTGGCCTCATCTATTGCTGCTGCAACAGTTGCTAGTGTACCTGTAACTATAGGTAAAGTCAAGGTCACATCTGCTGAATAACTTGCATCTGCAACTTGAGCTTTAACTATTACTTTATTAGTTCCGTGATCTGAGTCTTCAAAAAACTCAATAAATCCCGGCCCTGCTGCACCATTTTTTACTGAAATCCCTTTATTAGCAATTGGCTTTTCAGTAAATGTTGATACCCCTGTAACAAGCAATGTAGAAGCCATATCTACTGCGCCATCTATATCTACAACATCTAAGTTAGAAGTACCTGCAACATCAATAGCACCACTAATATCTAAGGTGGCTGCATCTAACTCACCAGTTATGGTAAGGTTACGAATACCTGTGTAGTCTTTATTTGAGTCAAGTATAACAGCCTTAGAAGCTACAGCAGTACCAACAGCAGTGCTACCAATGTCTAATGCGTTTAGCTCACCTACGACTGCAGTAATGCCATCCAATGCGTTTAGTTCTTCTGGTGTACTTGTAACTGCTGTGTTGCTTGCTGCAGCTAGTACCACAATAGTACCACTCTGGTTAGGCATATTAATAGTGCGGTCAGCCGTTGGGTCTACAATAGTAAGGGTAGTCTCATGGGCATCTGCAGTTGCGCCCTCAAAGATAATTGCATTGGCTGCTTCCATCGTAACAGTATCAACTGTAGTAGTTGTACCTGCAACAGTTAGATTAGGGACAAGTAGCTGACCTGTACTTGGATTGTACCGTAATGCACCTGTATCGTCTAACAATGCATTTGATTCGTCATGAAATACAATAGGAAAGTTTGTGTTTGCATTGCTGTCTGACACAGCTACAGTTGCAGATAGTCCTGAAAACCCAGCAGAAGTAACTGTACCAAGGGTAGCACCATCATCCTTAAAGGTAATAGTACCTCCGTCTGCATTGATTTCTATGTTACCTGCTACGTCTAGTATAAAGTCATCAGTAGCTGTAAGTGTATCTGCATCAAGGGTCATCTCATCTACGACTACGCCAGCGTTAGCTGTGACTACGCCTGTCACACCAAGTGTAGTACCTACAAATAACTTCTTAGCTATACCAACACCACCATCAACAATCAAAGCACCTGAAGTTGAGCTGGTTGAGTCAGTAGCAAGATTTAAATTAACAGCACCACTTGTATCAAGAGTTGTTACAGACGCAGTAGCAGCAGCGCCAGACCCAAGTATACCGTCTAATGTACCAGTAAATCCAGTGGCTGTTATTTGGTCAGTCGCAGTAATACCATCAACAAACAAGTTAGCCCAACGAACACTGGTTGTACCAAGATCGTCAGTGCTATCTGTGTCAGAAACAATATTAGAACCACTTGTAATTCCACCCGTTGCTACCTGTGTAGCTGTAGTAGTCAACACTCCTGTTACTAAGGCAGTGGTAGCCATATTAACCGCACCATCAATATCAACTACGTCAAGGTTAGTTATGCCATCAACGTCTATGTCGCCACTAATATCTAGTGCTGTACCTATTAATGTTTGTGTAAGAGTAACCTGCCCATTAGCAGCAATAGTAATAGCATCTATATCTGATGTAGAACCAATAGTCTTACCGTCACCAATAATAATATCATCAGTAAATGTAGCAATACCTGTAACTGCAAGTGTAGATGCCATGTCAACAGCACCGTCAATGTCTACTACATCAAGATTAGTTACACCATCAATATCCACGTTGCCTGATATGTCTAAGCTTGCGGCAATTATTTCTCCGCTGGCATTTACAGCACCATTAATATCTATAGTTGTAGCTGCTATTTGTATCTCAGTGTCAGCTACAATATCTAGCTGCCCGTCTGCACTAGAGTTAATAAATATAGCAGTGTCACGAAACTGTATCTTTTTATCTGTAGCTACAAGTGTATCATCAGATATGTTATCTATAGAGGCAGTATCAATGTTTGCTGTGCCATCTATAAATAGATTACGCCACTCTTGACTTGCAGAACCAAGGTCATACGTATCATCATCATCAGGTATAATACTTGAGTCAACGTCAGCAGCAAACACAACATTGTCGGTTGCAGCGTCACCAAGAGTAATTGTACCGCCATTAAAAGTAGTAGTACCTGTAACTACAAGATTGCCACCAATATCTAAGTTACCTGAAATATCTACTGCACCATTCATATCAATAGTAGTAGCAGCAATCTGGATCTCTGTGTCAGCTACAAGATCAAGTTGACCATCAGCACTAGAGTGAATGTAGATAGCAGTGTCACGAAACTGTAGCTTCTCTGATGTAGCAAGTAAGATATCATCAGAGAACGTAAAGTAATCCTCATCTTCACTCCAGATAAGAACACCGTCATTAGAACCACCATCCCAAGTAAGTGTAATGTCACCTGCACCAGTACCTATAGTAACATTGTCAGATGCCACTAAAGATATAGGACCACCTTCTCCAGCAGTACCATCGTGAGTGTGACCTGTATTAACAGCAAAAGCAGCTAGAAGCTGGTCAAATTCATTATTAAACAGATCAGCGGTAATAACGTCGCCATCAGTAAATGTGGATTGTCTTGTGTATGTAGCGCCCATTTAACGTCTTGCTCCTAATGTATATTCTAACTGAAAGCCTTTAAGGGAGTAAGGTGCAGACTCACCCCCATCATTTACTCTCAGTGCAACAGAAAAACCTGAACCTTCTACTGGCTGTCTTATAAGAGGTTGAGAAGGGCCACCAAAAACAAACCTAACTGCACCATTAGCAGTACTAAATACAGCTAATCCAAACTGTGCAGCTACTTGATTAGAATCCAAAGAGTATGGTTCAGGTCTAGTAGAGTCTGAATTTTCATTATCATACCTTACAACTAACTCTGCATCAAGAGCAGACTCAGGTTTATAGTTAATGATAACTCTTTGCATATGCTTTCGTATACCAGAATCTCCAAACGACATGTCAGAGCTTCTATATCTACCTAGTACAGGTATACCATCAAAAGTATTACCCTTGTCTTGCCTATGTATATGACCAGAAAAATCTCCGTGAAGAACTATGACATCGCCTGCTTTAACAAAAGTATCTGTGCAAGAAGGTTTTATACCCCGTACTTCAGAAAACTCAAATTTATCTTGCCTCATAACGCAAGTAATACCTCTAGTAATACTATCAGACTCGCCATTTTTAGCAAAAAATATTCTGTACTGTGTCTTGTCAGGTATGACAACACTTTCAAATAATGCAGAGTCCTTAATGTTTTTATCAAAGATAGACTGTACGCTTCTACTTATCGTACCTAGCTCAGTATCGCCAATCTTTGCAGTAGCAGCAATTGTACGTAGTCCATCAGGACCAAGGAATACTAAGTCACCACCAAATTCTTGTATTGTGTCACCATTGATACAACCAATGTTTCTAGTAATAGGTATGATAGCAAAGTCACTAGATGAATTTCCTGTTAGTTTAAATATTCTATTTTCACAAAATATAATAAGCGAATCACGAAATACTTTTAATCCTGTAATAGTATCGTCTACTCTAATACTGCCTGCACCATCACCTGAAGTAAAGTTATCTTCATCAAAAGGAACACTAAATACTAACTCTTCTGAGGTAGTAGATTTACCAGCATAGAACATATGAGATTTAAAAGAAGCTATAAACTTAGAACCTGTAACTGAGGATGTACTAACATCAGTGGCACTAAGAGCTAAGTTAAAAACTACAGGTGCATTTACTCCATCAACAAATGCAATCTTTTCATTACCATCAAAGTTAAATCTTTCAAATCTATACTTACCCGCATTAGTTCTACCTGTATCTATTTCTGTCCAAGGAGAAGAAACTGTTACTCTAGAAACGTGTGCGGCTGCAGTAGTACTTTCTGTGGCACGAGTTACACCTGTAAATTCGTTAGGTAGTGAAGCAGCATCTACTCCTGTATAAGTAAATTTCTCTGAGTCTAACTGTAAAGTACCACTAGTTGCAAAACCTGCAACAGAGTCTACAATAATTGTGCCTGAACCAGACATAGTTGCAGCAGCAGTTATAGCAAAAGACAGTTCTGTAGAAGCAGCAGAGAATATTTTCTCACCCCTACATGCTATTACCTTATCCCCAAACTTAGATACACCTATTACTTTTTCGTTGATACTAGAAGTATGGGGTACTACATGATTGACATACCTACGATAGCCGTTCATTCTTCTGTAGCCACCCTCAACGTCAGGTTCAAAGTTTTCTAGTACTAACGCTTCTCCCGGTTTCATAAGAAAAGAAGAACGGTTTAAAACTAAACCGCCCTCACAATTAAATGCTGCAGGTTGTACACTAGAACTATCAACCATTAAAAAGATATTCCAATATTATAATTGCTTGGTCTATATATAACAGTTGACCTAACGTACTCATATTTATTTACAAGAAGACTTTGTACATTCTTTATACCCTGTTCAAAACGTACAAAGTTTGTATTGTACTGATCTAGTTCTCCACGATACTGATACACAAAAGCAGTAGCACCGTCTACAATAATAGGAGAGAACCTGTCAGGTATACTAGTAGTGTCTGCTTGTGCAGCTAAGTCACTTGGAAATGTAAA